AGTGGTAATACCTTAGCCTTCCAAGCTAATGCTGAGAGTTCGATTCTCTTACCCCGCTCCAAATAATATGATACCAGTCATCGATCACAACTCTCAAGCTCGTAAATACGATTTTTCATCCCTAATCACCAAGCAGGATGATCTTGAAGCCTGTGATGTTATTAAAAATATCATAGCTGACGGTAACTACTTTACTAACTCACCAAAGTTTCAGACCAAAGAAAACATCTTTGCTAGACCCGAATCGATATGGTTAAAATATCGTGTGAGTTTCATGATGAGCGTGTTTATGTATCTGGGTCGTGAGGCCAAGATATCTAACATGATGGCCTGGAGTTTTATGACCAATCTCCAGGGTGCCGAAAATCGTGACAATCTTTGGCATCATCATTGGCATCCTACTAGCCCTAACGCTCAAATACTCAGTGGCATTTGGTATCTACACATACCCAAGGATGTTAAAGATCGAGACTACTGCGGAACAGAGATGGCACCACAGGATCCTCAATCCGATGATAGATATTTTGTGCGACCCACAGACGGCAATTGGTTGATCTATCCTGGCAACATGTGGCATAGGCCCGGTATCGTGCAGAGCGATCAATACAGATTTGTCTTGGCTGCTGACATTCAAATAGACTGAACTGGCCATAGTATAATGGATAATACAGCGAGCTTCTACCTCGCGAATGTGGGTTCGATTCCTGCTGGCCGGACCATGCCGCTCTCATAGTATAAAAGCATTACACTACATTGGTAATGTAGAAACGGTGGAGCATTACCACCTGAGAGCACCACTTGACAAAAATTGATAAATGTAGTATAATACTAGTATACAAATTATCAAAGGCCTGTATGCAGATCATCATGGAAGGCAGGGCTAGCCCTACCAAATCAATCATAGAAACTTCCGCGAACTTCTTTGCCAAAGAACTAGGGTTGAGCCGTAGCCGTTTTACTCTGTTGATTATGACTGAAAGAGGAATGTCTCGTAAAGAGGGCATGCGAGGTGCGGTTCATAAAGTAGGTCCAAAATTTCTAACCATGATCATAGACTCTGGACTAGAGTTTGAAAGACTGATCATTACCTTGGCGCACGAAATGGTGCATGTCAAACAGTATGCTCGTGGCCAGATCAAACCTAGTCGCAGTTGTAAGACACACTATTGGATGGGTCAGCACATACGCAAAAGTTACTATGACCAACCTTGGGAAATTGAAGCCTATACCAAAGAACGTGTGTTAGCCAATAAAATTTTTGCTATAACAGGAGCATGATATGAATCCATGGATACAAAACGTAGCACTCAGCGACATCCGTAAAGGATTCCACATTGATGCAGGCATAAACTCTATGCTGATTCAAATTGTAGATCCTCCTGGAGATTTTCCTACTCCCAATCATCAATTCAAAGAAGTTCATCAATTTCAATTCCTTGATATCGAAGAAAAGGACTTTGCGTTGGACGAGGCTATGCGTTGCAGTCAAGAACAGGCCAACGAGCTAGTTCGACTGCTACAACACGCACTGGAGAATCACATGAATGTAGTTGTTCATTGTCATGCTGGCGTTTGCCGCAGCGGGGCGGTTTGCGAAATCGGTGTTATGCTAGGCTTCCGTGATACCGAAGCGTTCCGTAGTCCCAACCTATTGGTCAAGCATCGCATGATGCGAGCTTTGGGTTGGTTATACGATGAACAGGAACCTCATTCAATCAATGGGATTCCTCTGAAACAGGACTGGATCAACGACAACGAAAAGGTCTTTATGTTAGCCGACGAACGTAGAGCTCGTAGAAAAAGAGAAGGTGGCATATGAATGTATCAAGTATTCAACGATATCAAATACAACAGTATAATCTAGAACAAAGAAATCTGCAAGAAAAGCGAGAAGAAGATTATCGTAAGCTAACAGAACGAAAAAACTTCGAACAGATGGTTGCAGAGCGGGTGGCGAGGAATCTACGGTTAGATTTAGATAAAGGTAAAAACATTGATCTAGAATGTTAATAAAGAAAGGAGCACAAGATGCCTAGCGTATTTTTAGTATCAGATACACACTTCGGACACGCAGGTGTCTGCCGTTTTACCCGCGACGATGGCACTAAATTGCGCCCTTGGGACTCTGCTGAAGAAATGGACGAAGCCATGGTCAAGGCGTGGAACGAACGTGTAAAACCCGCTGACAAGGTGTACCATTTGGGCGATGTTGTTATCAATCGCAAAGCATTGAGTATTTTGCATCGGTTAAATGGTGACAAGGTGTTGATCCGTGGAAACCACGATATTTTCAAGGACACGGACTATCGTGAACACTTTCGTGAATTACGTGCATACCATGTGATGAACGGTATGATCTTGAGCCATATTCCTGTACACGAAGCCAGCTTGGGTCGGTTTGGTGTTAACATACACGGACACTTACATTCAAATCGTGTGCGTAAAGCCCGTGGAGTGGATGCTAGAACAGGTGCTGTTTTGTACGGTAATGAAATAGATGTTCGTTATCATTGTGTGTGCGTGGAACAGACACCGGATTTTGCACCCATTTTGTTTGAAGATGTTATTCGTAACATCGAAGCAGAAGGTGGCGAAGTGGGTTTTCGAAACGGCAACGGTCCTACAGTGGATTAGGACATAGTCCTATTTTAGCGCCAGCCCTAAGGCGCTTACAAAAAGGGCAAAATAGCACCTTCGGGTGCTATTTTTTTGACTGTGTGTTCTCGACTCTGTGACATAAATATACTAGTAGGAACAATTCCAGGAGTTGAGATATGCCATTACAGATTCGAAGAGGAACTGAATTACAAAGAACCTCTATGACACAGCCATTAGCAGTAGGCGAGCTGCTTTTTGTTACGTCCCCAACCAATAGAATTTACGTAGGCGATGGCACTACATTGGGAGGCATTGCTGTAACCGGGTATACTGATGAAAATGCGCAAGATGCAGTTGCACCTATGTTTACCGGAGGATCGCATTCCGGTATTAACTTTGTATATAATGATGCCAGTAACATAATCAATGCTACCGTTGATCTATCCAATTATAACGGAACGATTAGTGCCAGTTCATTCAAAGGAACACTAGTTGCAGACGATTCAACCGCACTGGTTGATGCTGTAGATGGCAGAATATTCTTGGATGGCACAGTCAAGGGAAATATTGTTCCAGATGCAGATGTGGCCTACGATCTAGGCAGTGCTACATATCGATTTAGAGATCTGTATCTCAGCGGATCAAGTATAAAATTAGGTGCTGCCACAATCACAGCCACTGGTACTGCAGTAAATCTACCACTAGGATCTACGATTGGCGGATCAGCGATAGGAATACCCGGCGGCGATTTGAATGTTAATATCGTGGCTGACGACAGCACAGTTATTGTGAATACCACCACAGAAGTTGTAACTGCACAGGGCGGATTTGTAGGTAACGTCACAGGCAACGTCAACGGTGTCATTACTGGTACAGCTGGATCATCATTAGTAGGTAATGTAACTGGTAACTTAACAGGTAACGTTACAGGCAACGTCAACGGTGTCATTACTGGTACAGCTGGATCATCATTAGTAGGTAATGTAACTGGTAACTTAACAGGTAACGTAACTGGTGACCTAACTGGTAACGTAACAAGTACAGGTACAAGTACATTCACTACAGTTGACATCAACGGTGGTGCTATTGACGGTACAACTATTGGTGCAACAACTGCATCAACAGTAAGAGGTACAACAATTACAGCTACAACTAGCTTAACAGCTCCTATATTTATCGGTAACTTAACTGGTAATATAATCGGTAATGTTAATGGAAATGTCACCGGTAATATAATCGGTGATGTTAGGGGAAGTGTGTTTGCTGAAGATAGTACTCTAATGGTGGATGCTACTAGTGGAAATATTAACACCGATAACTTGACAGTAATCACTAAAATAAATGTAGATAATATTGAAACAACTGGATTAAATGTAAGGGCCAATGCCGTTACTCCATTATCTGTTGAAGGAATAGGAACACTAGGTCCAGGCACAGGTAATGTATTTTTCAATATTAGAGCAGCCAAGGGGTCAATTACATCCCCAACTACAACTGCTGCTGGCGATTACCTTGGCGGTATGAATATTCAAGGGTATAACGGATCTACTTATAAAACAGCAGCAAGTATACAAGCTATCTGGGTTCCGGGCAGCACATTATCAGACACATATCCAGCCGCGGCAATAGCGATTAATGTGGGAGGTAATGGATCAGTTCTCCACTCTGCTGTTTTAGGTCCTACAGGAGCGTTCACCGCCACTATATTCCAAATGACC